AAGGCCGTCCGCCCTGATCCTGAAGCAGAGCCATAAGGCTCGTCAGGTCGAAGAACGTCGGACGATCCGAACCGATCAAGCTGGTATCGTTCGCACGGTTGTTCGGGCGATAGACGTTCGTCGCAGCGTTCAACACGTTGAAGATAAGCTGATCGTAGGTTTCAGCCGCCTGCAAACCAAGCAGGTAGATGGTGCGCTGGACGATCGGATGCTTGGCGGTGAGTTCCGCAAGATCCGAAATACGCACAAGCGCGCCGTACTGTTCCATGACAGCTTGGAACTGGTTAAGAGTAATACCAGCCGCATCCGGGGGCACACCCTCGGTAAGCTGCGTAGGAGTCGTGGCTACTGAGAATTTCTCTTCGCGCACGAAGCGGATGGTAAGAGAGTTGTTGGCAGGGAGTGGTACTTTATCGCCGAACTGCAATCGGCTCTCGGGTTTCCCCGAGGATTGGACTATCACTTCGCACGGGTTGTGCGTCTCTTCGGTTAGTCTCTGCGGCTGTACGACGTAGACTCTGTATCTCTTGATACAACCTATTCATTTCGGAAAGCTGGAAATCAGTATATCTAGTTCCGCAATCTGTGTTCAAACCTTTAACAGCTTGAAACTCAAGCGCTACTTTTAACTGCTCTGCTTTCTCGCCCAGTAAATAGGGAGCAATCGTTCTCAAGAACTTTTCAGCACCTTTACCCGTAACGCGCCAGCGAAACATGAACTTCGCTCCGGTGTATTTAGGTTGTTCGATATAGAAGGCACCACCAAATAGGTTATGAAGTTTTTCAACCCAGAATCGTTCAGTGTTGCCAAGTGCTGCGTAGAGAGTCGGCCATTTTCCGCCAGAGATGGTTATGTTACCTTCTCCTGCGAAAAACCCTGCTAAGGTTGCCAATTCGATTTCATTCACGTTACTTGCCTCTGATTCCCCCGTAGGGGTTCCAAGATATTTAGAAGAGATTCTTAACTCGACCATTGTGTTAATCGAGTACCATGTTGAGTTCTGCCACTTCCAGAAGCTGGGCCGCCAGAAAGGTGATAAGCGATGCCGCTACGTTACCTGAGTTACCAGCGGTGCCTGAAGTGCAATTTTGTTTAGGCGACCTGTATCACTACAGGGGCACTCTCATAGTCACCTATGAGTTCGGACTCTATCTTCTCCGGAACGTCGGAGCTTAGCGTATTAGTCTCTACGGATTTTCCACGAGGGTTCAATTTGTGAAGCGTAGCAACTATCTGTTCACGTTTCTCTGTTGAACCATATGGTAAGGCTAGAAATTCTAAACCGAGTTTTGCTTGTTCTGGTTTGATAACCAGATAAGGCAGAATACCTAAGAGGATAAGCTCTTTGTTCTTCTTACCTTTGGGTCTCCAAGAGTACACTGTTTTTTGGTTTCCTGTTGCTTCTTGAGTGTAATAAACACCTCCGAAGTTAGAAATCAACCATTTCATCAGAGTCAAGCTGGTATTCTTGATAGACATCAAAAGTTCGGTTTGCAAGTATTTGTATTTACCGGCATCTCGCGGATAACGAGTTCCAGTAATACAACCTTCACCATCAAACATCGCGGCCAGATACGACCAATCAGTTTTGCTTTGCATGGAATCTTTCCTCGGTATTGTCTCTTATAAGAGAGTTTCACCGATATAGCTAAATTTATTCACAGCTCTATGGCTTCAAACTGTGATTACGTCAGACATTGGTTAAAGAATCCTTTTTATAGATTCAGACTATTACCACCTGAAGTCTTCAATGCCTTGTGCGCGGAAGCGCGCAAGCAGTTCCTTACGGCCTTCGGAGGTTTTGAGCATCTCACTGTCGTCGCGCTGGGTCACAGGCGCGCCGGGAGTAAGGGAGGTGTTCTGAACTGAAGGTCGGACATTCTGGGTGGGTACAACGGGAGTCTGTTTAGCCGCTTGTACAATCTCCGGCAGTCTTCGAGCAGTGTGACTCTCATAGGCCAAGCGATAGAGTTCAGGGAGCTGAGACTGGTAGGCCAAATTCTCCGAAGAGACTTTGATTGCCTGAGCCAGAGCTGGGTTCCGCTGAAGGGTCTTGTTGAAATCCTCACTACCCACAAACTGTTGGAAGTCTTTGTATTCGTCTGAGACCTGCTGAGTAGCGCGACTTCTTGCGAAGTCGGTAATCAACGGCCTTGCCGGGCCAAAGTATTCTTCCATCAGACCCACGAGGGTGTCGCGATATTTCTTCGCATCACCGCTCTTTGCCGCGTCGGCCAAGTCGTTCGCGAACCTTGTGGGGTCGTTGAGATAACCGGGCTGTTGGACGGGTTCGGGTTGGGGTTTGAGAGGATCGTTGCCTGTGAGAGTTTTGAACTTATCTCTAAGCTGCTGGATGAGAGTGTCTTTTTCCTCGATGCCTTTAATGACATCATCATAGGCTTTATAGACGCTACCAGTTGCGGTACGGATCTCTTTGAAACCTTCCGTTGTCGGAGCGGGTTCAGTAGGCGTTGTCGCCGTAGGAGATGTGGTAGCTGCTGGGCCTGTGGGATTAGCACTCGAAAAGGATGCTTCCGGCTCGGTGCCGAAAAGCTGGTCGAAGGGGATATCTCCGCCGGGAGCGTTATCCAGCCAGTTTGTGCTGCTGGCGCTAGCGAGAGAATCTTTCGTTGGTTCGGGCATTGCTTATCCTTGTGGGACGGGGGATGCTCAGATTGTGTCTGAGTTACCGACGAGTTCTATGACTCGTTCGATGTCTTCGATGTGCATCCGTTCTTGTGGATTTGCTGGACGCATCGAGAGATATTTGTCGTTGGCGATGTCTACTTGCTGCTGGAGCCATCTACACCAATGAAGTCCTGTCTGGAGGAAGTAGTAGTCCTCTATAGAGGTTTGCTTGGTGTTTTCTAGTTCGGCTTTGAGGCGCGCGGCTTGGAGCTTTAGCTTTTTGACCAGCCACTGAAAGCCGTGATGGGAGCGAAGTGACGCTACCGCTGCAACGGAATCCGGGGTTTCTTCAATCGGGGTGAGTTTCTCAAGCTCGACGATTGTGATGGGTTTGGGTTCTGCCTTCGGGGTAAACCAGCTCATGACTCTCCTAACCGCATCGGCGCTAGAGTTATCTTTAACTCCGGGCAGTCCGGTGCGGCGATTACTATAACTGCTTTGAACTCTCCAGCGATGTGTTCCCCGTGGATCTCCACGAACTCGACTGGATCATCCCATATTGCGAGGAACGCTTCAATCGAGGGAAGCATCGGTTCACTCCTGAGGCTTGTGCTCATCCTGAAGCCCTTCTTTAGTGTCTTCGTCGTAGAGTTTCACGCGACCGTTGTGGATATCCATCCGGACGATCCCGCCCGGCGGCTGCATGGACTTTACTTCCATCTTCTTACCTTGGACTTGATGCTTGAGTTCGTTAAGGTTGCGAGTGTGGGTGACTAGCGCAATCGGCTTCTGTTGGTCGGCACTGTATTGGATCAGAGAGTGTAAGGTAGTGTGCCAGCGAGTTTGAAAATCTCGAAAGCTCTCGCCGTTTGGTAGGGGCTTACTGGGGGTGTTTTCCTGATACTCTTGAACCATCTTGAGATTCGGCTCGACAGGTTGACCTGTTAAGTCTCCGAGGTTCCATGGCCGAAGCCCACGAACCGGGGTCATTGGTGCGCCAGTGTAGGCGTGAATCACCTGAGCGGTTTGGGTGTTTCGGGTCAGATCGCTGTGAAAGATGTGGGAGATTCCCTTATCCTGAAGAAAAGCTCCGGCTTCGTGAGCACTCTGGAAGCCTTTCTCATTCAGTGGCGGATCGCCCCACGCACGGAACCGCTCTGGCCCCTCAGAGGTGGAGTTTAGATCGGTGTCCCCGTGGCGAACGAGGTATAAACGAGCATTCGGCTTGCCACTGACGGGAGTTTTGTCCGCAGATGGTATGGGCTTACTCGGCAATGGCGAATACCTTTCCCTGCGTTTTCATGTACTCGTAATACTTGATCCTGTTGCAATTGGCACATAGAAGCTGATAATCTTCCCACTTCCGTTTCCCAGAACATAATCCAGACTGCAAATGACTGCGCCCTCGGCCTTCTTTGTGCCCATCATCGTTTTTATGATCTATATCCAGTACACGATAATCGCTTATGCCACAGTGCGCGCATTTACCTCCATAATAATCGAATACTCGGAGCTTTTGTGTATAACGTCGTTGGCGGATTTCAGCGCGAAGCTTCGGGATGAAAGTCGGATCTTCTGCCTTCTTCCTGTGGTAATGACTTCGCACGTTTGCTTTAGTTTGTTCGTAATCTTTATAAGGCATTAGGACTTCATGCCTTCCAAGCCCATACCGGACAATCCGTGTTGCTGCGCAAATTCCCTGATAGGTGTTTCAAGATTAGCTCCCGGAATCTTTCCTTCAGGCATCATCGGACTACGGGGCCGTCCAGTCTTGGGGTCTTTGCCGCCGGGAACTGGCTTAGCTTGCGACAGCCGGGCTTTGCTCTCGGTGTTAAGCATACTCTCGAACATCATGAGTTCCATTTGCTGTTTGAGCTGTTCCTGCTGTTCCATCTGGACTTGCTGAGGGGTCTTCAGCATTCGTTCGGCGTTCCGGATTTCGAACAATTTGGCCAGTTCCAGCAGCGCTGGATACTCGTTGAGGAACGGAGATTGGGCCGCAAGGTTGGCGAAGGCAAGGATGTTGCGTTGCCGGACAACCTTGTTTTCGCTATAGTTAGCAGCCACAAGATCGAAGTCAAAAGCTCCAATTAGTTCCTCAGGTTTAACTTGGTAGAATTTCGGGATACCCGCCTGTTGGTTCTTGGTAATCAGCACTTCCTCGGGGGTGGTTACGAATTGCTGAATCATAATCGCAACCATTCGAAGCAGAGGTTGAAGCACGTCTACTTCGTAGTTACGGATGAACATTTTGAATCGGAAGTTCGATTCGTTCAGGATACTGTTGATTCCAGTAGCTGTGCGGTTCCCGGTAGGAGCGCCAAGGCCTTTGGAATAGAAGTCGCTGATGCCTGAACCCATCTCGATCATGCCCTTGTAGGTTTCGAGGATGCCGAAACTCGCAGGCTCGGGCGTGTGGGTCGGAATTGGCATCAAGACTTTGCTAGGGTCGCCGTTGACCGCGACTTTGCCGCCGGGAGTATTGGCATTGTTTAGGGCCAGATGGTCAATATCCGCATTGGAGTCATACGCATACCTCTGGTTGATGCCGAGGTTCCAGTTGTCTGCGATCATATTGACGAACTTGTTCAGGGATTCATTGAGATTTGAGACCACCTCGATCGCGCCGATGCCATAGAGTTCGTTCGGGAGCTTGATGTAACTGGTAAACAGTATCGGCGCCTTCTTGTGCATGAAGGGATTCTCGCCGTGATATAATACTATCGGGTTTCCTGCGTAGACTTTCCGACGATAAGCCTGATACGCTGCTCCCACGCGATTAGCGAATCGTTGATCTTTAAGAGCAATCGCGTCAGCGTCTTCACCATAGGTAATGATTGTCCTTGTGTTGTTTACTTCGTCCCAGAATTCGGCCATCCTGACGATCACCGAATTGGTATCCTTCTCGCTAAGGCCGATTTGCTGTTCGAGCTGAGCCATCGCGTCGGGATAATACAAGTTCGGATTCATCTCGAACTCTCGCTTCATCTCGCTGAAAGGCCTCTCGGACACATGCGCGAAGAAGTTTCCATCCGGGTCAATCAAAGTATCGAAGATATCCATCGCTGTGAAGCGCGGACAGTTCCTCGGAACCTTCATATCCACCGGAGTGTAGCCGATTACTATCGGCTGTCCGGTCATGGGGTTCATGATCGGTTGCGGCCCCATCGGGGTATCCTGCATCGCATACTGTTCTTGGGCAGATACGATGTGATCGTAACCGAAGTCCCAGTCTACCTTTAGCGCTCCGAAGCCATAGATCGCAACATTCCTCACATGAGTCTCAACAGCCTGAATCAGTCTGCCCATGTTGAGCTTCTTCTCCATCACGACCTGCATAAGCTCGCTGGCAGGATCATCCGCCATCACATGCCCCTTACAATCAAACCACGGCGCAAACGAGAAAAAGGCGTCCAAAGTACGGCTGACCACGGTTTCCACGTTCGAGAGCGGATACGGGACAGTTGTATTTGAGCGCCGGGTGATGTTATCGGGATAAAGCTGCTGATCGCGAACAGACAGGTACTGACGGTAGAACTGGATCCACCGTTGATCGAACTGACGCCGGAAGTTGCGCATCCTGCGCAGGTGCTTCGGGACAAGCTCTAGAATCGTGGCCTTGGAATTGTCATCCAGAGGCTGAAGCTGCACGAGCTGCTTAGCATCGGGAGGCGGAGGCGGATTCTGCGCCAGTCGGATTAGTTCGTCTTTGTTCGGAACCTGTTGGGTCTGCCCCTGAAGATCGTCCATTTAATCCTTACGGCATCATCGGCTGGATACTGACAGTCACTACTCCAGCGGTGTTGTTGAAGATGTTTAAGGTATCGCGGTTGGGGCCGAGCCAAATAGGCTGACCGGGAGTGTTAGCGTTAATGAAGAATCCCACCGTGGCTGAGGCAGCGGTTGGGGTATGACCTGTTCCGCCGAGCTGGCTCGCAGCCGTCTGACCGAAGGTGATCGTGACGCCAGCGGCAGCTCCGGCAGCAGCTGCGACTGTAATAAGCAGGATCGCATTCGGATAGAACTGCTTAGTCGCGTTCCCCGCAGCCGCAATAGTAAATGTCTGGCCGTCTGTCTCAGCGGGCGCCAGAATCCCGGCAATATTTGCCATTAGTTAATCCTTTGTAGCGTTTTTCTGGATATCAAACTCGGGCGTATCAACCACCCAATCGAACTTGCCTTCGTCCTCAAGCTCGCAGAGCGCGGTGATGTAGGCTTCCAGTTCGTCTAGCGCTTCTTTGTTGAGGGAGGTTTTGCTCTTACGTGCCAGCAGGGTGAAGAAAGTTAGAAAATTACAGATCTCGCAACCATATTCGGGCTTTTTCTTGCTCCCAAGCCCTGTATATCCGTGAAACTTGCATTCCTGAACCACGCGGGGTTCGGACTTGAAGTCCCCCAGAATCACATCACTTCGATCCATTTTTCAGATATCTCCTGAAAGCCAGTGCGCCGAGCACGTAGAATGCCACCTCCGCGAACGCTTTGACAAACACCAGCGCTCCGGAGATGGTAAATAGAAATCCCTGTACAGGATCTGTCATAATCTCAATTCTTTAGGGGCCAGCCGAGTGGGGAGGAGGCACTCACTAGCGAGGGCAGGGACTAGTTTCTGGCCCCTAAACCTGATTAGCCTCTCGAACCGAACGGGCCTTTGCCTGCGTCCCCGACTCCGGGGAACTGGCCGCTTGTGGGATTGCTACTGGCACCCGGCGCGAAGTCCGGGCCAACTGGGCCAGAAGCCTCGCCGGGAAGATTAAAACCTTCAAAGCTCACACTTTGAAAGCTCCCAAGCTGAGAGCCGCCGTTGTCCCCGTCGGTTGTGGTGGGTGAGGGGACGCGAATCCCCACAAAGCTCCCATCCCAACCTTCTTGGGTCAGCTGGCGCTTGAAGCTCGTGACTTGGTTCTTCCGATCCGTCTGCACCGCTGGGCCAACACCGTCCGGGCCATACTGGGTATAAGCATTCTCACTCTGATAACTTCGCTGGCCTTGGGAGACCGAAGTCCCTTCATCGCCAGCGTTGGTTACAGTTTGATAGCTCTTACCAGTGAAACTTCCGTCTGACATGCTAGTTAGTTGATTTTTCATTAGCTCGCCACCTGCACGATCAGCTGGCGCTGCTGGACGCTATTGCCCGCGTTGCTGCTGTTCATCGTGACTTGGAATTTGATCACATTGTCGATAGTCAAATCCTGCGCCGTGGTCAGGGCCGCGTTGGCATCGTTGAACGCCGTGACTGCAACCGAACCGGCAGCGCCTGCGCCGAGTTCAATATCCATGATTCCATGAGATTCGGTTTGACCTGTGGCACCAATCACACCCGTGGTAATATATCCTTCACAGTTCCAACCCTTCGTCACTGAGGCGGTGGTCGCGGAAGATGTCCAAGTGAGTACAATCTGTGAACCCACAAGCACATCAATCTTAATCGTCGGAGTTTGGGCGGCAGCTGTGGTGTAGGTTCCCGCACCCCAGAAGTAAATTGTTCGGTTAAGAATGTTCTGATACCCTGCACTCTTAGGATCAAAAGTCATAAGAGCCGTCGGGCCGGGGTTCGGGTTAGTAGCCGTAACAGCAGTGACGTTGGTATTGAGACCCAAAGGCACCGCACCCTGTACGCCGTTGACATACGCCTGAAGCTGTTTCAGCGCAGCGTCATTCCAGAAATGACCTTCCGAAAGCTTAAACGGCCCCGGAGCAGCGACCTGTTCGAACTTCGCCTGCCCGAAGGTGCCAGATTCAAATCTCCATGTGCTCGCCTGTCGCTTGAAATCCTCTGGACTCATGATAAGTTTATAATTCTTGTCCATTTTGTTTTCCTTTTGTCTGAACTTCTTGATTTGGTTTTGCAATGATGAAGTCACGTCTCAGTGGTTCCCCGCAAGCGGTGCAGAATGCCAGCAGTATCCATCGACCTTCACTTGGTATATGCACTTCGCTTGCGAGAAAGAACCTGTGATCTCCACCACAATACTCCGCTGCCCCGCTCATATGCTCTCCCTTATTTCAACACAATGAAAGTAACAGTGATCGTGCCGCCGTTGGTCGGGGCCGCACTAAACTGTACCGTCGCAGTCTTGTTAGAGTTACCCGCATCCACTGCACTGACCACCGAAATCGTCGCGGTAGTGTTGCCACCACTACGAGCCGCGAGAATCGCGCTCGGAGTAAAGTTCAATGCCGCAGTGCCGTCAATGTAGTTGAGCGTCGCGGAGGTTGTGGCGCCGTCGCCTGTGAAGGTTGCGGTGCCAATGTAGGCGATTTCCTGAGAACTTCCGGGGCCGAAAGCAAGAATCTGCTTATCGGCTGTCGGGCCTGAGGGGAGATAGGTAGCATTTACCGCTGCAATAGCCATGGTTTATTTTCCTTTGTTGGGTTATTTTCGCACCACATCTTCGGGCGCGACAAACTTTGATTTGGTTTCGTCCCAAACGGCGTTGTCTGCATATACAATTATCACATCGCCTTGGGGGTGTTTTACTGGAGCCGAGCCGTGAACTCCGGGGTCTTCGTTTTTCTTAACTGGTCTGGGCATTTAATAGATCCTCTTGGAAGTAACTGTTGTTCCGCGCGCTTTTTGCATCTGCGTTCAAAACTCCCGTCGGCCTCCGTCCACGAAAGCGTCCCGCGCAGAGATACTGGAACGCGTTCATCAAGTGATCGTTGCGCTTGACGGGTTTCTCTTTACTAAGTCCCTTCTTCTCACCTCGATCGAAGGTGGCCCAAGTGTAGTGGGTTATTTCCCAGATGAAGTTGTGGAGGTCTTCGAAGACGTATAGCTTAGGGTGCCGTCCTGTTGTGTCAAGCGTAGCCCCGAGATATTCCTTACTAATCTGAAGTCCGTAGTCATCGCCGACTTCAGCTAAGCGTGCTGGGATGCCCGACTCCCGATACAGTTGCTGTCCGCTCTTGTGGGCTGATCCGTCTCGTTGGCTTCCCCACTTTGGGTCGAGTAGCCAGAAGTCAATGAGGTCTCCTTGGTTTCGGAGTAGAATATTCTTGGCGTGTTCGCTGATTGTGAGGTTGGATTTATAGTATTCTCGATAAAGGTACAGGTTATTTGTGTTAGGCTCAACGGCTCCCCATATTGCCGCAGTGATTCCTGTATTCGCTGGGTCAATTGAGACAATGCGTGTCCAATCTCGTGGAATGCGAAAAGGTCGAACGAGATGCTTAGATCCTTGCCAGAGGTTATAGACGAGTCCGCTGCGTTGAACGAAATCTCCAAACAATCTGGCCGCTTCTTCTGGGTGTCCACTCCACTTGTCCTTTAGCTTCTTTTTCTCTTCATCCGGTACATACGGGTTATCCAACACGCTCAACTGAGCAAACTTTACATCCCGTGAGCCTTTAACCATGTCATCGTGCAGGTCGTAAACCCAAGGTTCACGCACGCCTGATGCAATATCGACGAGGGGAGTAAGGGTGACAAGGATTTTGCCAGCACAGTCAGCAGTTCGTTGATAACATTCGTCATAAATGGCCTTTTCAGGCTCCTCATCGATCCAAATCAGGTCAACCGAGGCACTTTGGAACTTTTCACGCCCTGAATCAGCGGATTTGCCCGTAATCACGCTGCCGTTCTTGAAGAAGATCTGAAAATCAGTATTATTCGGGGGCTTTTCGAGGGAATCCTTAGGCACCAGCCCCGGATGGTTGCGACCTGAGAGCAGTTTCTCTCGCCAGATCACGTCCCGGAGCGTCGGGAAGTCCAGCCCAACTACCCAGACATTGTTAGGAGGCTCTGGGATTGGAAGATCCTTGACCCATTCCCAAGCAGGTTCACCTTCGAAGAAGTCTTTCCCGAGGCACCAAGCGATTGTGATGGCTGCTCCAAGCTCGGTCTTGCCACTACGGTTGCCTCCGCGAATCACGAAGGTCTTTATCTCTGGGGTGAATCCCTTAACTGCCTTGAGCTGCGCCTCGGTGGGTTCCCAGTAAGCAGCGAATTTTTCATCTCTACGCCGCTTTTCTAGAATCTGAAGCAGAAGCTTCTGTTCTTCTTCTGGAAGTCGCTGTAACTGGTCAAATGCCGTCGAAACTTTGTCCATGAAGCTCCCGTTTCAACGCACCGACTACGTTGGCTGCCATCAATCTATTGATAATTTCCTGCTGCGGAAGGCCTGAAACTCCATACTGACGGCCCAAATAGCGCGGAATACAAGCGATTTCAGCCTGCTTCTTTTTTGCACGAAGATAAGGAATCATTGCACGAAGCGCACATTGCGCTTTGTACCCCGTCAAGCACCAACGATAAATCGTTCTATGTCTAGTAATTCCGCCGCTGCTTTTACTGGCAGCGGGAGGTTGACAGAGATTCCCGCCAAATGTATCACAGAACAACTGAATACAAGTCTTATCGCCAGAAGTTACCGTAACGTTTAGTGAACAAGGCCAAGTTTTCGCGATAGAAACACAACCTTCACCATCAAAATATCCGGCAAGGTATGCTATAGTATCAGTTTGCAAGTTTGGTGTCAGCCCCTTTGTTTAGTGCCAACCGCTGTTTGAGTTCGTCGTAATCCTTTTGCTTCAAATCTGCAAAGACCTTTACTTCGTGGTCGGCCCCAAGCCATCCAGTGAGCTTCGAGAGCTTGGTCAGACCCTCGATGGCCTTGTCCCACTCGCCCTCAAGCATCAACTTCTCGATCCCGATCATCATCATGCCGATAGCAGCGTCGCGGCTC